TAAAATACATTTAGAAAGTCCTTTTTAATGATATTTTATTTTTGACGAAATCATCAAGATTAATTGATACATCAGAAGAATCTATTTTGCTTCCAGAGGTATTTAAAATCATTATTGACTGATCGCCAAAAGTTGTTATATTGATCTTGGCATTTTCTGCCGTTGATAAATCCGTATTGGAAAAATTAGAATTAGCGTTCTCTATTGTAAAGTTAAACGTTTCTTGTCCTGCGGATAAATCTATTTGTCTTGGTCTTTGCTGACCAACAGAGTAAATAGGATTCCAGTTTATAGACATGTCGTAACTACAATCTAAAACATTATAAATTCCCGCTGTTCCAGAAACTTTTGCATTCCACGAATGAGCGATGCCTGATCCACTATTTAAATTATTAACTACTGATTTGCTCGTTAAAGAACCAGAAAGGTTAGAAAAGTTAGAAAGAGAAACAGAAGCTTGAATTTTAGAATTAGGGTTTATTGATAAAGCAAATCTAGAAGGATAAAATGAACCACTAATCCCACCTACAGATACTTGAACTGGAATAAATGCTTCTGGGAAACTATTAACAAAAACTCCAGTTTTTATATAATCAAAACATTTATAAATAGGATCTGAAATATTTGGAAAATAAGTGAAGTCTATATTTGTTTCGTCTGCTTTAGTTTTTATTACCTGAGAAGAGTTTTGCCTTCCTATTACATAAGTAGAGTTGATACTTCTGTTAACAGAAATAGAAGCATTCTGAGCCAGAACCAATCCTGACCCAAAGCGCGAATTAAAAATAACCTCACATTCATTAAAATATTTCATCCTTTTACCTTATTTCAGATACCCTCTGTACCTTACCGTTATTCCTACAGGAGAATTTACACTAGCGGAGAAGTCTTCGGAAACGTCAATAAAATAACATAACGAACTTCCAAAATCAAAATTTACAGAAGCACCATTAAAATCTTTAGTTCTAATGTAAAAATTACTTATATTTTTAATATTGTAAGACAGGTCAGATAGCTTTTGTAAAGAATAAGAATCTTGAGCCAGATTAAACTCGCAACTAACTTCAAGAGGATAAATTGTTCTTACTGAAAACGGAGTAGAAGAACCTAAATAGTAAGCAGCGTTTCTATTTGCGTTAATGTTAAGATTAAAAGAATTTACTCTATTTGTAGTAAAATCTGCAATTCCAATATCTATAGAATTAGAATTAACTAAAGAAACTGCGCTTGATTGATTAAAAGAACCTGCGGAAGCTATTGCTCCTGCATCATTATATATTTCAAAATTAGCTCTTACTGTAGGAATTTCACCAATTTGAGCCCCGCATGTATAAGAAGCTAAGTAACCACTTTGAAAACCAAATAAGATATTAGAACTTGGATTAGTCTTTTTAGTTATGAAACCATAATTTCCAGCTTCACCTGTACAAGCTAAAAAGTCATTAGTAGTTGTCAATAAACTAGTTATAGACAAAGAACCCGCTTTTGGACCTTCTGGGGCATAAAAACTACTATTCATACCAAGGTATTTAGTATGTTGAACAGGCATTTGATAGGACGCTTGAATGTCCTGAACGCCATGAACTTGGGTTTGATTCAAGTAAAAATCCAAGTTCTGTTTATTTAGTCGAGATAATGCCATCTTATTTTAATATTTACACAAAAAAGTGTAATAATAATTTGGTAAAAGGTAAAAGGATATGTCTAGCTCTATTTTTAATGTCAGTGCATGGAATGCTTCTTCAGTATATAATAAGCATGATATTATCGTATATACAGATAATCGATATTATTACGCTAAAGCGGCGGTTCCAGCGAACAATGCGCCTGTGTATTCTAGCGTAATAACTAATTCTGATGCTTATTGGGGCGGCTACTTTCAGCATCCAGTAGTAAAAAAAGACTATCCATTCTTTATTTGGAAACCTTCTTATCAAACCCAAGCTAATTTTGAACCTAAAGTTAGTGTTATTAAGTATGGAGATGGTTACGAAAAAAGAGTAAGCGATCAAATTAACTTTAATCTTCTAAATTTTGAACTTAATTTTGATGGTTTAACACTAGATGAATGTACTGCAATTCTTCATTTTTTAAGCGCAAGATCAGCAAAACAAGCATTTATTTACTACCCATCTGCTCCTTATTTAATAGCGAGTACAGACGCTAAACTATTTGTTTGTAGAAGGTGGGGATCTTCTAACCCATTCTTTAATAACTTTTCTATAAAAGCTACGTTCGAAGAAGTACCAGCATAAGGTTATGGCTACACAACAAGAAATAAAAAATGCATCTTTAAAAGTAAACGCAGAATTTTTCTCTCTTGAGCCTTCTTCAATAATCTCTTTATTTGAAATAGACTTAACAGAAATTGGCTTTGATACTAATTCTCAATTTGTAATCAATGTAAAGAACTTTCAAATAAGTTTACCCGGAGCAGAAGATGGAGTTTTTAATTATCGTGTAATCCGACTACATAACAATTTAAAACTTGGTAGAAACATTATCTATTGGAAAGGAAACGCTTACCTACCTGCTCCGCTTGCTACAGAAGGCTTTGAAGTAGCTTCAAGAGGAGTTTTCCCTAAACCTAAAGTTCAACTAGCTTTTTCTGATGACATGCTTAATGTGTTTAATCTTTTTAGAGGAACAGTTGACTTTGGAGATTTGATCGGAGCAAAATTTACAAGGATTAGAACATTTGCAAAATTCCTTGATAGAGCAAACTTTTATCAAGCAGATGGAGTATCTGCGCTATCTCCTGACAAACTAATTATTCCAGAAGGGTTTGATCCAGATCCAAATTGTGAATTTCCTAGAGATGTTTATTATTTTGATAGAAAATCTTCTGAAAATAGAAACAGCATTCAGTTTGAATTATCAAGCGCAATAGATTTAGACAGAGCAAAACTACCAAGAAGAAAAGTTTTAAGCTATATTTGCCCTTGGCAGTATAGAGGCGAAGGCTGTTTATATGAATATCAAACAAAATTAAATGAAGATATTCATGGCACAACAACTCCTATACCTAATAAAAGCGATTCGACTGGTCAAAAAGCTCCCATTTGCGCTACAGAAGATGACCAGATTATCTCTAAAATGTCTATTTTTTCTGGGACTACTATTTCTAATAACCCAACTCTTTGGACGCTCTCGACTTCTTATAAAAAAGGAGACGTAGTTTATATTACAAAGAAAAATATTAATTTTTATTTTATAGCTAAATCAAACGTCCCTATAAATATTCCTCCCCCCAATGGACAATATTGGATAGCAGATCAATGCTCCAAGAGTATAAAAGGTTGCAAAGCTAGGTTTGGCGAAAATGCTTTACCTTTTGGTGGATTTTACGGAGTATCTAATTACAATAGAGGAGCGTTGTAATGGTTTCGGATGAGATAAAAGCCAAGATAAAAGAACATGCACTAAAGGAAAATCCTGAAGAATGCTGCGGCCTTTTAGTTTTAAATAGAAATAATGTTTTAGAAGCTTTCGCTTGTCGAAATGTCGCTCAAGACAAAGAAAATGAATTTGTTGTATGCCAAATGGATTATTTAAAAGCTACATTGCGTGGTAAAATAATCGGGATTTATCATTCTCACTGTATACAAGACAACTCTTTTTCAGAACTAGATAAGCAGATAAGCCACAAGTTGAACCTTAAAAATATTGTATATATTCTCAAAAAAGACGCTTTTGAAGAATATTCTCCAGAAAACTATTACAATAAATACATAAACAAAGATTTTATGATTGGTAAATCTGATTGCCTATCAATAGTTGAAAAATATTACAATGAAGAATTCGGCATAAATATATCTCATTATTACAGAGATGAGAAATGGGATAAAGACTTCATGAATTTTATTAAAGAACGTCTTTCAGAGATTAGCGGTGTTGATTTTGATGACTTCTTTAAAAAAGAAGGACTTATAAAGGTAGAAGGGATAGAAAATGCCAAGAAACATGATATTGTTATTTTTAAGTATCTTGACAATTACCCATCTCATTTTGGCATTTACTTGGGGCAAAACTATATCTTACATCAACCAAGAAATAAAAAATCAGTAATCGAAAAATTAACAGACGCAGAGAAAAGAAGGATCTACTGCTTTGCAAGGAGTAAGGAACTATGCTGACAGAAGAAATAAAAGGACAAATTATTGAACACGCAAATTCTTCAAATAATGAAGTATGCGGATTTTTGATTTACACAGATCAAGGAATACAAGTTCAGAAAAAAGAAAATCTCATAAATTCAGCTACCGAATTCATGATGAAGATAGATGAGCAAGTTAAGTATGCTGCTTATTATCATTCTCATATTGATTTTGATAGTATTTCAGATGCCGATATTATTGTATCTGAAAGACTTGGATTAACTTGTATAGTTTATAATAAACAAAGCGGATCTTTTCATGTATACTCCCCTAATTCATATAAAATTCAATACACTGATAGACCTTTCCTTTTAGGTTTTGCTGATTGTTTTTGGCTTGTCAAGGATTATTTTTGCCACGATTTAAATATTCATCTTATACCTGAAACACAATTACTAAAAGACAATTTAAGTAAAGAGCAGTATGAATTAGCAATGGCTCAAAGATTCAGTAATGAAGCCGAAGCATTAAAAAATAATAAATATCTAAAGGTTTATTTTGAAATGAACGGTTTCAGGCAAGTTTCTAATTTAAAAAAGAATGACGTTCTTATAATGAGGACAAAAGATTTTGATTTTCCTATCCATTGTGCGGTTTATCTTGGTAATGACATGATATTACATCATCCGGGAAATAAGCCTTCTCTTATTGAAAAGCTTTCTAACCAACACAAAAAATGGGTAATCTACATAATGAGACATCATCTTTATGACTAATATTACTTTACACGGAGAAATAGCAGAACAAGTAGGAAGAGAGCATTGGAAATTAAAAGTAAATTCCATAAAGGAAGCACTGCGAGCTATTCAAGTCTTATCTAAGGGCAAGTTACTAAAGTATCTAATTGGAGCAGCAGAAAAGAGCGTAGAGTATAAAGTATTAGTAAATAAAAGAGAAATCCTTAATGCAGAAGACATTTCTCTAGACAAGCCAGAGTCTATTTATAATTCAGAACTTATAATGATAAATGAAAAACTAGAAACTTTAGATATTGTTCCAATAATTAAAGGTGCTGGTGGTGGAGGCAATAACAATACTAAAGGAGTGTTAGCTTTAGTATTAGGTGTTTTATTAATAGCCACAGGAATTGGGGCCGCAGGAGGAACTACGCTTTTAGGCGTAACTATGGCTGAAGCTACTGTAGCTACTATTTCTGGTGCATTAATTGGAGCCGGTATTGGTTTAGCAGTAACAGGCGTTACTTTGTTAATGATGTCTCCTCCAAAATTTGATGACTTTAGAAAAATCCAAGAAGATGGAAGCAAACCTAATTACTTATTTGACGGACCTTCTAATATTCTTGGCGAAGGCGGACCTGTTCCAATTGGATATGGTAAAATGAAAATTGGTTCTCAAACTGTTGAAGTATCTATGAATAATGTTGAACTTGATACTAAATCAACAGCAGCAGACGTAAAAGATCAAATTAACAATATATAAAAATGAATAATTTTGAAGATTTTAAATATGTAAAAGGATTTGGTGGTGGAGGAGCATCCGCAGCACCACAGCCAACTGCTGCTTATGAAGATGTCGAGGGATTTTTATACGATAAAATTACATACAACGTATATCAATTTGCCAAAGTAAAAGATCTTTTATCAGAAGGGCCAATCGAAGGCTTGCTTGAAGGGCAGTATTTGTATTCTGGGCAAGTTGGAGATTTAGGATTTAAAAAAGTTACTTACAATGAATATCCTTCTATTGTAGGAGATGATGGAGAAGTTAAATATTTAAGATCAGTTCAATGGAATCAAACTCCACTTTTAGATAGCCAAGATAAATACAATTTCCAGCAAATAAATATTCAAGTAACAAATGGAACTCCAATAGGCACTTCTACAGGCGGAGAATTTGATAACGTATCTTATATTCGTTCAATAGGAGAAAGACTTAGAGGACCAAACCAGTTGGCTTCTACTGAAGAAGAAATCCTTGATTATCAAAGAACTTATCGCATTCTGAATAGAGAATGTAGAAAAATGTCACTTGTTTTCAGAGTTTCTTCTCTTTATGTTACTTTAAAATATCAAGACTTAAAACCTGTACAAGAAGGAACCGTAAAAATAGATGGAGTCACTAGCGCAGATAGCGACACGTTCACGCTCGACCCTTCTTCAAGACAATCTGAAGGAATAGAACAAACAGCCACTTTAAAAGCTGGTGTAGGTTCTGTAATACGACATAGCTTTAAAATAAGAATAAGAATATCTCCAGTTTATAAAGAAGGATACAATTCCAATACTCCTACTATTGATCTAATATCAAACAATGTTAAAGTCATCAATGACACAAAAGATTTAAATATTCCTGTAGATGTTTTCCCACAAGTATTTGAAATAGAATCAAAAGGCAAAGTTACGCAAGGATATTCTAAACAAGTTATTTTTGACGCTTCTTCCAATTTTACATCTTTAAGTGAAAACGAAAACTGGTTAGGTTGGGATGTTTCAATTTTAAAAATTACTCCAGAAGATACTTTTTCATCAAGAGCATCTTTTGTAAGTCTAGAAAGCATTACTGAAATCTACTCTTCTTCTTTTAGATATACGAATTCTGCGATTATAACTTCCAAATTC